GAACATTGTTTTACATTGGGCAAACACAAAAAATTACTATGGATATTGACTGCAATGTGTGGATCATTACAGCAACAATTTCATCCATGGATAAAGCCAATGAAACGTGTACCGAACAAAAGTTTAAAACAGTTACAACAAATATATCCTACATGGAAGGAATCAGACCTAGAAGCACTTGATAAAATAATAAGCGACAGAGAATTAGAGGAATTAATAGAAGCACATGGCATCGACAAATAAATGCACATACTGTGGCAAAGAATTTGCAAAGGCACGTACACTACAGGTACATCTGTGCGAACCAAAGAGAAGATACCTACAACGAGATGAGAAATGGGTCGTGAATGCATTCATGGTATTCCAAAGATTCTTTCAGATACATCAACATAATTCAAAGACCAAGACATATGATGAATTTGTTAAGAGTCCGTACTACAATGCTTTTGTTAAGTTTGGCAGATTTATTATGCATATAAATCCGTTATACCCAGAGAAATATATTGAGTTCGTGTTGAAATCAAAAATAAAATTAGATCACTGGTCAAGAGACGACCTATATGAAACATATCTTATAGAAGCACTTAAATCGGAACCTGTGGAGGCGGCACTACAAAGAAGCATCGCAACAATGATGGACTGGGCCACTGAACAAAATGCACAATGGTCCGACTATTTTAGATTGGTCAACACCAACAGGGCAGTTCAACACATACAACAAGGCAAGATCAGTCCATGGTTGCTGTTAGGTTGCAGTGCAGGGAAAAGAATGTTAAAATCATTTAACGATGAACAATTACAAATGATTGAAAGATTTATAAACACGAGTTTCTGGCCAAGCAAGTTGAAAAGTTACCCCGCAGATCATATGCTTGTACAGGACACTGCAAGAGAGGCCAAAATTGTCTAAGATAGATTTAGAAATTTCGGATAGCCTAGAGTTCGAGGACGGAGACTGTGCAGTGATCATTAAAAATGACGGTTCAATAGGAAGAGTAATAATGCCAAAAATGGATAAGGAAATGCTAAACACAGAAGGCTACAGAAAACTTCTAGATGTAATCGACATATTACAACCAGGTTCAAAAGAAAAATTTATAAAATATAATGAAAAAGATAAAGGAAGCGTACACTAATGCCTGACGTAGATATAGATTTTTTTGATAGGGACGGTGTTTTAAAATTGTTCAAGCATACCCCTGCTACTATAATAAAAGAAAATAAGACAGAGAAACACAAAACTGGTGTTTACTTCCATGCTGTGCCTGAACATCCGGTTACAGGACACGCAAGTTTGGATTACAAGAAAGCTGAAGACAGAGGATATTTCAAGATAGACATGTTGAATGTCAACATTTACAAACAAGTGAAATCAGAGCAGGAACTGGTAGAACTAATGATACAGGAGCCTGACTGGGACATGCTGAAAGACACAAAAGTGGTAGAAAAACTTTTTCACCTCAATGGTCATTTCAACATAGTGTCCAAGCTCGAACCTAAAAATATAGAACAACTTGCGGCTGTACTGGCAATCATACGTCCTGCCAAGAGAGGACTTATGTATAAAGATTGGATAGACATAATGAAAGAAGTGTGGGTGAAACCAACAGATGGCAGTTACTTCTTTAAGAAATCACACGCTGTTGCGTATGCCCAGGCAATAGTAGTTCAGATGAATTTGATTAGCAGAGCTAAATATAGTTTTGATGCACCACAACAAAGTTAGAAAGCTCAAAAAAACTCCCAAACCCAAAATAGTAGACCTGTCTGACAATGGACCGATGACTGGTGTGGACTTTGTTGCACAGCTAGATTTTATATGGCGTGATAAAAGTAAGAGGCCAATCAAGGTGTTGAATAAGCAATATCAAATGAGCAAAGAGTGGATACGCAACGAACTGCCGCATTGGCAGAAGATTTGGCACCCACGTGGTATCAATATTAGATGGGATCGCAGACAGCGGTCTTTTTTTTTGCGTGTTGTAAAAATTAAGTAGGTCTTCTTACTAACTGAATAGTTCTACGTTTAACTCTCTTGTTGAAAATGTCCTGCAGTCTCACAGTAGGACCTTCTATTATTTCGATATCTTTACTATTCAGTGTAACAAGTGTTGAACGGAAATATTTGAAATCTCCCTTTAGGAAAATATTAATTGGCAATTTACGGTTTGATTCATGCCACCATGTTTCACCACACTTCAAAAATCTCACCTTATCTTGTGGCATCATAAGTTTACCGTAGTCATAAAAACTTATCACATTGGAATCCTCATTTTGAACTATGCCAACAAATTCTAGATCACCTTTCCTTATAAGGCTTAGAAAAGGGAATTTGTCCCTAAGAGTTTTAAAAATTTCGTGCATTCTATATCTATAAATACTGTTAAATATGTATTATGCAAACAGTATCAAGGTATTTACTATCACAATTGGTAATAGCCTACATAAATGGTTATCACGGGAGGAACTCAAAAGTGTACGATAGGCGCTTAACACTGCACAGAGGGGTATCCAACCCCATCACGTTCACGTTCAAAAACGAGGACCAGAAAGCACAGGACATTGTTGGAAAGCAGTATGAGTTTAATCTCATAGATTCTGAAACCAAAAAGTCCGTGTTGACCAAGACCCTTACTGTGCTAGATGACGGTTCAACTGTAAGCACAAAAGGTGATGCAAGTTGCACAATTACAGAAGGTAATTTATTAGAACTAGATGCAAAATTCTATAACTTTTCAGTGCGAGAAGTGAAATCAGATGGGAGCAGAGAAGTGACATACGCTGACACGGGATATGCGGCCGCAGGCACAGTGGAGTTATTAGACAGTGCGTACCCTCAATTTGTTCCAAGCACATCGATATCAGCATTCACACTGTCCAGTGATACATTTACCTCGGGAGACATAGACAGTAAACCAGGGATCAACAGCAACCAAGCACTGCACACCATTGCAATTTATCCAAAAAATTTCTCAGGCACATTGAACGTAGAAGGCACAATGGTTTCAACTTCACCAACAGATAATGATTACTTTACCATTACCACTACAGCTCTAACCAGTGCTTCGGACGTTTCCACGCTTAATTTTACCGGCGTTTTCCAAAATGTTAGATTCAAGGCTACAAGGACATCTGGTACAACAGGCCGTATTGACAAAATCCTTTATAGACAGTAAAATATAGGGTATGAACCTGATCCAATCTACTATTCTGACGAGCCTGCCTACAGGTAGGAAAAAGACACCCAGTGGGTGGACTTCTTTTAATGCACCTTGTTGTGTACACAATGGTGAAACAGCAGACAAGAAAAAACGTGGTGGAATAATGACAAGTGCAGACGGCACGGTAAGTTATCACTGTTTCAACTGTGGATTCAAAGCAAGTTACGTAATAGGACGTAAACTATCTTACAAGATGAGACAGTTTATGGGGTACATAGGCATACCCGACGACACCATTAGAAAACTAGCGATAGAGGCCATGCGTGAAGAAGAGGGAGATGTAAAATATGAAAAGAAAAAATTTGTCTCATTCAAAAACAAAGTACTGCCTAAGAACGCACACAAATTAGATGTGTGGTTGGAGAAGTATGTGGCCAATGATCTCACAGAGCCACAATGGAAAAAGATAGATGCACTATTGAAATATCTTGAGAGCAGAGGCATAGGTCCGGATTGGTACGACTTTATGTACTCACCTGACCAACACTGGGACGTGGACCAAAGATTGCTAATCCCATTTTATTGGCGAGGTGATGTTGTAGGATTCACTGGTCGTATGTTTACTGCCACCGACAAAGTGAAATACTACACAGATGTACAACCTGGATATGTGTTCAACATGGATGCACAGGATTGGACTAGAAAGTTCGTCATAGTCACAGAAGGACCTTTTGACGCAATATCCGTTTCTGGTGTAAGCATACTTGGTTCGGAGATAAATGATACACAAAGAGAGCTGATAGATGGTCTTGGCAGGCAAGTCATTGTTGTGCCAGATAGAGATGCACCGGGAGAAAAACTGATCAAACAAGCAACTGAATTTGGATGGAGTGTGGCGTTTCCGGAATGGGACAACGGAATAAATGATATAGCAGATGCAGTTCAAAAATATGGAAGACTGTTTACGATACAATCCATACTTAAAACAACAGAAAAAACAAAACTAAAAATAGATTTGAAAAGGAAGATGTATGGTTAGTTTTCATATAGAACCCACAAGTAAATGCACGTTAGAGTGTCCTTTGTGTTCTAGGACATGGTTCTATGAAACATTCAAAAAAAGAAATCTTCATGAAGTAAATGTTGATCACCTCGTAGATTTTGTTGGACCAAATGCAAGAGTACACATGTGTGGTAACCACGGTGACCCAATATACCATTCTAAATTTATTGAAATGTGTAGAAAGTTTAAGGACAATAATTGCCAAATACAAATTACAACAAACGGTTCATCTAAAACTAAAAAATGGTGGCAAGAACTTAATTCAGTGCTTGATAAACATGACTGTGTTATTTTCTCTATAGATGGATTGGAAGACACAAATCACATCTACAGGATAAACGCTAAATGGAAATCGATCATGGATGCGGTGCAAGTATTACAGAAGCGTCAGTGTGAGACGAAATGGAAGTTCATTGTTTTCAAACACAACCAACATCAAATAGAAGAGGCTAAAGAGCTATCAGAAAAATTAGGCTTTGATCAGTTTTTCGCAGATCATAGTGATAGGTGGTTGGGCAAAAAGGATCTAATGCCAGACAGAGAGTTTGTTGATGACAGTTACAAACAGTCAGAGGAGATTCTTATTAATCCAAATTTTAGCACAACAATGTCTCCAAAATGTTTAAAAAATAGTATTCCTAGTAATAGTTTGTATATAGATGCCGAGGGTGACTTTTATCCTTGCTGTTGGATGGGAACATACCATTACAAATACAAGAGCGTTTTCTCACCAAAATCAAAAATGTTCAACATAAAAGACAACACAATTAGCAGTATTCTGGAATGGCACGAGGTAAAAGAGTTCTTCAAGTCAACAAAACAGTTTACATCTGCACACGAATGTTGTAAAATAAAATGTGGAGTAAAAAATGGCTGAATACACATTTGACGTACAGAAACTATACATAGAGATGCTTCTTGCTGACGCAGAATCATTTGCGAGGGCACAGAACATATTCAAACCGGAATCGTTTGATCGTAAGTTACAACCAATTGCAAAATTTGTAAAAGATTATATGGACGAATACAAAGTTATGCCGGAGGTTGAAATTGTAAATGCACAACATGATATTAAATTAAAATCCGCAAAAGATCTGGATCCAAGCCATTTCAATTGGCTGTTGGATGAATTCGAAACATTTTCAAGACACAAGGCACTAGAACACGCAATACTGCAATCTGCAGACCTATTAGAGAAAGGAGACTATGCTCCTGTCGAAGACATGGTAAAGGAAGCGGTAAACGTTGGACTGACAAGAGACCTTGGTACAGACTACTTCGAGGATCCCAAAGGAAGACTTGAGGCCCTCAAAGCAAATAACGGACAGATCAGCACTGGCTGGAACAACTTAGACAAGAAACTGTTTGGCGGTTTCAACCGTGGAGAACTAAACATCTTTGCAGGTGGATCAGGCGCAGGTAAGAGTTTGTTCTTGCAGAATCTTGCAGTGAACTGGGCACAGGCTGGTCTGAACGTTTGTTACATATCTTTTGAATTAAGCGAACAACTTACTGCGATGAGATTGGATGCTATGATGACAAATATTCCAACAAAGAAAGTTTTTCCTGAAATAGACAATGTGGAAATGAAGGTCAAGATGTTGGCAAAGAAATCAGGTACACTACAGATCAAATACTTGCCTAGTGGTAGTAACGTACTAGATGTTAGGACATATTTGAAAGAACTAGAACTAAAGAACAAAAAGAAAATAGACTGTATACTGATCGACTACTTGGATCTCATGATGCCAAAAAGCAAACGTATAAGTCCAGCAGACTTGTTTATCAAAGACAAATATGTTTCAGAAGAACTGAGAAATTTGGTTGTAGAGAAACACTGTGTATTGGCAACAGCATCACAGCTGAACAGAGCATCGGTCGAAGAGATAGAGTTTGATCATTCTCACATATCAGGAGGACTATCCAAGATACAGACAGCAGACAACGTGATAGGTATATTCACAAGTAGAGCAATGAAAGAGCGTGGAAGATATCAAATACAGTTCATGAAGACAAGATCAAGTTCGGGCGTAGGACAAAAAGTTGATTTAGAGTTTGACGTGGACAGTCTTAGAATCAGAGACTTGGCAGACGATCCGGAATACAAACAGTTTGACAAACAGAGAAGTACGATATATGACAATCTTAAGAAAACATCAAAAGTTACAGGAAGTGAAACACCAAAAGACGCAAGGAATGATGTACCAGATCCTACAAAAGGTGACACCATAGGCAAAGTTAAGGCCACAGTCGAAGGTGGTAAACTGAGACAACTGCTAAACGAACTGCACTCAGATGAAGAACAGTAATGACATCAACTACATATATGAGAAATTAAGTTTTCTATATCCAAACTACTCAAATAAAAAACCTAAGGCTAAAATTTATAGCAGAGCATATACCAGTCTGATTGGTGTTATGTTGTCTGCACAAAGTCAAGACAAAAGGACAGCAATAGCGTGTAATCAGTTGTTTGCATTAGCAGATACCCCAGAAGAAATGATTAAACTTTCACAAGAACAGATTATTGAAGCAATTAGACCTGCAGGACTTTTTAATGCAAAGAGTAAAAACATACTCGCCACAAGTAAAAAACTGTTGACAGAATTCAATGGGAGAGTGCCCGGCACACAAAAAGAGCTGATGACACTGCCAGGTGTTGGTAGGAAAAGCTCAGACATAGTAATGAGGTTTGTGTTTGGTGAACCACACATAGCAGTGGACACTCATGTGTTTAGAATGCTTTGGCGATTGGGTTGGGTAGACAGTTTAGACGAGGGCAAAGCGTCTATAACAGTCAACAACACAACACCAAGCAAGTACAAGTACGGTGCACACATGTGGTTAATTACACATGCTAAAAAGGTCTGTAAATCTAGATCACCAATTTGCGATCCTTGTGTGCTTAATGCCGTATGTGACCAGAAAAATATTAACACTCCAAAAAGTAAATTGCGACAGGAAGTTAACAAATGAAAAAAATAGGTAGTTGGTACTTGCCTGACGACGAAGAACATTTCGTCATTAATATGAATGCAACCGGCGATGACGGATACCAAATAAAGCATAGAGAAACCATAATAAACGCTTACAAAAAACTAGACGATTACAAAACAACTTTGGCGGTTGACATAGGTGCAAACGTGGGATTCTGGAGTCGTGATTTATGCGAACACTTTGACAATGTCATTGCCTATGAACCCATACCCAAAAACATAGAATGCCTTGAGGTCAATTGCAAAAATAAAAATCTTACTATTGTAAACAAGGCACTCAGTGACCAAAACGGAACTAGCTCCATGTGGACTGATGGCCAAAGTGGTTCGGCAAGTATGTACAAAGAACACTTCAACAAAGCTAGTAAAGTAGAAGTTGCAACAAGACGCCTGGATGATGAAATAATCAACTTGAATGAGGAGCAACGTAAAAATTGTTTTATAAAGATAGATGTACAGGGGCACGAAGAATCTGTGCTTGACGGTGCAGACACGTTCATGGAAAAGTATGGTCCCGCCATATGCATAGAATTCAGAGCCAATAAAAAAGTAGGTCGACCGTGGTTTAAATGGTTCACAACAAAGAATTATATGCTAGTCGCACAGTTTAAAAAAGAACACTTGTTCATTCCTGAAGGTCGAAATAATATACGCACATAAATACATTTGCTCAAGGCAATAACAGGCAAACATAAAAGCATAGGCAAATGAGAGACAAAGAACTAAACGACATAACAAGGCTGTACGATAGATTCATTAGGCAATGTCCAGGCACAGAAGAATACACGCATAGGCTCGCCGAGGAAACTCAAATCATCCTTCGACTACGTTTCGTAGACTACTTCATC